AGCCCGCAGCAGCTGCCGGTGGTGCTCTATAAGCTCCTGTTGGCCCCGCTTGGCGGCGTCGTCGGCGGGTGCGTCTGGCTGGCTCTGGTGCCCATTGCGAACCCCTCGCGCTATCTGGCGACGGATTGGCGCGAGGATCCGGACGCGGACGTCGAGGGCGGCGCGGACTTTGAGATTGCCGACGGCTATGAGCGGATTTTCAGCGTGTGCGTGGTCTGCCTGGCTCTGGCCTTCACCGTCGGCATGCTGGCCGTGGGGCTTGGGCTATGAGGCCGAATTGGGGCCTACTGGCCGCCCTGGCCGTTTGCGCGCTCTTTTGGTGGGGCGTCTGGGAGGCTGTGGCCTCCCCTCTCATTCCTGCCCAGGCCAAACAGCACCGCGCCCTTCTGATTCGCGAGGCGAGAGCCCAGTGGGGGCTTGACGCTCCTGTGGCCACGTTCGCGGGCCAGATCCACCAGGAGTCCAGGTGGAACGAGCGGGCCGTGTCGCCAGTGGGCGCGCAGGGTCTGGCTCAGTTCATGCCTGCGACATCGCGCTGGTTGCCCGAGGTAGCGCCGCAGACCGGACAGCCCATGCCGTTCTCTGCTTCGTGGTCCATCAGGGCGATGATTGTTTACGACAAATGGATCTGGAACCGGGTCCGGGCGGCCTCGGACTGCGACCGGTGGGCGTTTACGCTTTCGGCGTACAACGGCGGCCTCGGGTGGGTGCAGCGGGACCAGCGCCTGACCGCGTCCAAGGGGATGGACCCACTAATCTGGAACGATGTTGCCCGGTTCAACTCCGGGCGTTCCGCCGCAAATTTCAAGGAAAACAGGGGCTACCCCGAGCGGATCCTGAACCGCTGGGGGTCCCTGTATCAGGCCGCCGGATGGGGGCGTGGGGGCTGTGATGCTCGGTAGCCTGCTCCCTCTGGCCGGACGGGTCCTTGGCTCCAAGTGGATTTGGGTGGCCGTGCTTCTGCTTGGGCTCGTGGCAACGCTCTACATTCAAGACTTGCGCCACGATGTGAAGGTTTCGGCCCTTGGCCAAGAGCTCGCAGCCCAGGAGGTCCAGCACGCCGCGACCAGGTCGGAGCTTGCCGAGTCCAGAAGAGAGGCGGCCGGGCTTTGGGTTGCCCTGGACCAGGCGCGAAACGCCACCGAGGCCCTGCAGGGCAATGTCCGGGCAGCTCTTGCCAGGGAAGCCCAGGCCCGCGCCGATGCCGAGGCCAGAAAAGCAATCATTTCGGCCATGCGGACGCGCGAGCGCACGGAAGCAGAGGCCAGGGAGGTGGTGGATGATGCGACACGTCACAGTGCTGCTGCTCGCCTTAATCGCCCTTGGTAGTGCCGGGTGCGGGGCAAAGGCTCCCGCCACCCCTGCCCCCGTTGTCGTGGCTCTGCCCGTGGCAGAGTGCCCGGCGCCAGCCCGCCCGTCCATCCCGTCCCTGGATCCGGCCCTGCCGTTCGACCACGCGCTGAACGTGGAAATTTTCTTGGAGCGAGACGACATTTTCCGGTCGTACGCCAAAGCCCTGGAAGACTGCGTGAAGTGCTACGGGGCTCAGACTGGAGGCGACAGTGGACGAAATTGACGCGGCCCAAAAGGCCGAGCGCTTGTTCCGGGAGGGAGCGCTCGCGAGCATGAGGCGACCGAAGACAGCCGCTCGGGAGAGCCTGACCCACTGCGTGGATTGCGGGGAAGAGATCCCGGAGAAGAGGCGGCTGGCAGTCCCGAGCTGCTGCCGGTGCCTGGAATGCCAAGAGGAACACGAACGAGGAGATACCTGGAGATGAACGAGATAACCCTGGAGCTGCTCAGGTATCTGCCCGGGTTGCTGCAAACATTGGGATGGGCGCTTGTTTTGTGGGCCTGGTGGTCCATGAAGCGGATCTTTGTCCGCCAAGAGGAATGCGAGGTTTGCCGGGCAGGTTTTGACGGGCGCATTGAGGCCCTGGCCGCCCAACAGAGGAGTAGCGAGGCCGCGAAAAAAGCTCTGGAACAGGGGCTCAAGGCGCTGCCGACAAGCCAAGATATCCAGGCCCTGGCCCTGAGCCTCAAGGAGATCGAGGGCGATATCAAGGGGCTGGCCCAAAAGGTCAACGGTCAGGCCCGCGCCACGGAGCGAATGGAAAAGGCTGTCGATCTGCTAACCGAAGTCCACATGGGGAATAAGGGATGAATCACATTGAGGAATTTCAGCGCAAGGTGGCCGAAAAGCGCCGGCTGGCCATGCTTTGCTTCTTAAACGAGGAGCCGGACCGCAGGATGAGCGTAAGCCTGATGGGGGCTGCCCTGGAAAGCTATCTGCTTCCTGTGTCGAGGGACGTTGTCACACAGGACGCGGAGTTTCTGCGTGGCGCCGGGCTTGTAACTCTAAACCACATCGGCGCTCTGCCGGCGTTGACCCTGACTGCTTCGGGTGTCGAAGTCGTGCGCGGGACCAGGCGGGTGGAAGGGATCCAGCGCCCGCCGCTGGACTAGGAGGATGTGATGCCGCGCCATAGCACTGTGATGAAGCTCCCTGCGTCGACCCGTAAACAGTTGGATCGCGCCTTGATGCGTGGAGAGATGACCATTGACCAGCTGCACGCGTTTATCGCGGAATGCTGCGCTCCTGGCGAGGAGGCCCCTTCCCGTAGCGCCATTGGCCGGTATGCCGCCAAGTTCAACGAGACGGCCAAAGCCATGCGCGAGAACAGAGAGATGGCTAGAGCCTTGGCTCAAGAGCTTGGGCCGGAGAGTCTGGAGGGCGAACAGGGCCGCCTCTTGGTCGAGATCCTGCGAGGGCTTGTTTTTCAGGCCATGCAGCAGCGCGCGGCCGATCCGGACGCGAAGTTCGACGCGGCGGAAGTGGCCAAGATTGCCCGCTCGCTCAAGGATCTGTCCCATGCCATGCATTTGGAACAGGACTTCGCCAAACGGATCCGGGAGGAAGAGCGGCGCAAGGTGGAAGAGGAAGTCCGTGGGCGCGTGCAGGCCCTTGGTAGTGCACAGGACTTAAGGAAACTAACGGATGAAGAACTTGAACGCAAAATCTCGGAACTCGCAGCAGCCCAGGCTTGAAGACGCCGTCCGTGAGCGGGAATTGCGTCGGCTTCAGGCCGAGCGCGCCCGTAGGACCATGGCGTCTTTTGTTTCCTACACGTTCCCCGGGTATCACCATAGCGTGTTCTCAACGACCGTATGCGCGGCCCTGGATGAGTTCCTGGAAGACGTGGCGGCGGGCCGACGGCCCGTCCTGCTCCTTCAGGCCCCGCCGCAGCATGGGAAAAGCCAGTTGGTGTCAAGGAGCTTCCCGCCGTTTGTTTTCGGGCGCTATCCGGACTCCAGGGTGGCGGCGTGCTCGTATGCCGCAGACCTTGCCCGGGATATGAACAGGGATGTCCAGCGGCTGATGATGGACGACGCCTACGGGATGCTTTTTCCAGAGATATCACTCAACCCCAAGCGGGTTGTGACGATGGAGGGGCAAAGCCTGCGGAACTCTGATCGATTCGATATCCCCGGGCGCCGGGGATATTACGTATGCGCAGGCGTGGGTGGCCCTCTCACGGGTAAGTCCGTGGACATTGGGATCATAGACGACCCGATCAAGAACGAGGAAGAGGCCCGCTCTTCGACTATCAAGCGGACCATTCAGCGCTGGTACGAGACGGTTTTCCTGACACGCCTGTCCAAGCACTCCGGGCACATCATCATGGCCACGAGTTGGGCGACAGACGACCTGGTGGCCACCGTGGCCAAGAACAACCCCAGGGCGAGACATCTCAAATTTCCGGCTATCGATGCCGACGGCCGCGCCCTGGTGCCAGAGTTGCACCCTCTTGAGAAGCTGCAAGAGACCAAGTCTATGCTGTCCCCCGCGCAGTGGAGCGCGCTGTACCAGCAGAACCCGGTGCAGGAAGGCGGCAACATCTTCCAGGAAGACTGGATCCGCCGTTGGAACATTGGGAACCTTCCGGACTCTTTCGACGAAGTGATCTGCTCCTGGGACATGACGTTCAAGGACACGGACGGGTCGGACTTTGTTGTCGGGCAGGTCTGGGGGCGCAAGGGCGTGCAGTATTTCCTGCTGCACCAGGTGCGTGCCCGGATGGGGTTTACGGCCTCGAAAAGCTCGGTGTGCACTATGGCCGCCCAGTATCCTCAGGCTACTGGGGTGCTGATTGAAGATAAGGCCAACGGCCCCGCGGTGATGGACGCCCTGCGGGATGAGATACCCGGCCTTGTGCCGGTGGAACCGGACGGTTCAAAGGTGTCCCGCGCGTATGCCGTGACGCCCCTGTGGGCCGCCGGGAATGTGTTTATTCCCGAGGACGACATGTTCCAATGGGTTCGGGACTATATCCAAGAACTTATCAGTTTTCCGGCTGCGGGGCACGATGATCAGGTGGATGCCACGACACAGGCGCTAAGATACTTGAAATCGCACGGGTTGTCCGTGTGGGAGGCATTGGCGGATGGCTAGACGAAGGGACTACCGGCCGGGCGGGAAGAAGTTTGCGGACGGCTTTGATAATTTTTCTGCGCGCCTGGGTATGGGGCAGGACAACCTTTTGGCTGCAAGCGGGTACTCTCCGGGGCGCTATGCGACCAGAAGCCGGGTCGAGCTTGACGACATGTACCGCAGCAGCTGGGTTGTGGGCCGCATGATCGATGTTGTGGCCGAAGACATGATCAGCGGCGGCGTTGAGATCCGCTCCCAAATGGACCCTGGGGACAAGGAAGAGCTTCTGCGCCAAATGCGCAGGACCGGGGTTCACGCCAGGCTGACGGACGCCATCAAATGGGCTGGGCTCTATGGCGGAGCCATCGCCGTGATCTTGATCGACGGCGAAGACCTATCGACGCCCCTGGACGTCTCTGCGGTGTCCAAGGGCGCGTTCCGTGGGCTTTACGTGCTGGACCGGCACCAGGTCACGCCTTTGGATGAATGTATTACCGAGCTTGGGCCCATGCTGGGGTATCCTGTCGGGTACCGGGTGCACGCTCAGGCGATGCGTGGGCAGACGATCCACCATAGCCGGGCTATTCGGTTCGTTGGCGTGGAGCTCCCGGATGAAGCCAGGCGGTCTGAGCAGTATTGGGGCGGGAGCATGGTCGACCGCGCCTATGACCGTATCCTTGCCTTGGACAGTGCCACGCATGGGGCCGCGAACATGTTGTATCGCTCGTTTCTGCGGGTGATTGGTGTTGACAGGCTGCGCGAGGTCTTGGCTGCCGGGGGCCGGGCAGAGGCGGCCATGCTCAAGATGTTTACGATGATGCGTCAGATGCAGTCCAATGAGGGCATTACGCTATTGGACACCAAAGATACGTTTACGACGCACGGCTGGACGTTCGCGGGCATCTACGACGGCCTGCAGGCCTTTTCGGAGCAGATTTCTGGAGCTACGGGCATCCCCCTGGTGCGACTCTTGGGGCAGTCTTCCAAGGGCTTTAGCACTGGCGAGTCCGACCTTAGGACCTATTACGACACGATCAGCACCAAGCAGGAAGACGACCTGCACGCGCCGATGGAGGCGCTCTTTGCCATCTTGTCGCAATCGATATGGGGCAGGCCCCTGCCTGACGGCTTCGACTTCGTTTTCCGGTCTCTGTACCGCCCGACGGAAATGGAGCGCTCGCAGATCGCCACGGCAGACGCGCAAGCTGTTTCGGCGCTCTATGCCGGTGGCGTTATCACCCGATCCCATGCCCTGTCCGAGCTGAGGGATTCCAGCCGGATGTCCGGCAGATTCGAGGGCATCACGGACCAGGACATCGAAGAGGCCAAGAAGGAAGATGCAGTGCCGCCGCTGCCTGAGGGGCGGCTTCCTGAAGAGCTCGCCGGGGGGTGGCCTGGTGCCGGGCAGTAAATGGGACCGCCCGATCCAGGGGCGACCATGGGGATGGGGCGACGCTGATAATTCGGCGTCTTTTGCGCCGTCCAAGGTAGCCACGAAGCGCTATGCCCGGCAGCTGACCGCCGTCGCCTCCAAGATTGCCGAAGTGGCCCGCCGGGATCCCCAGAAGGCCGAACAGGCATTGCGCGACTATGCCGAGGTGATTGACCCGTGGGCCAGACAGGCGGCGGCCAGCATGGTGACGGGCGTGCGCCGCAAGAATGACCAGGCGTGGCGCTCCCTGGCTGGACGCATGGGGCTGGACGTCCGCACCCTTCTGTCTTCGGGAGAGGTGGGCGATGCCGTTCGCGAGCGCATCGAGGAGAACGCCAGCCTGATCCGGTCCATGGTCATCGGCGCGGCCGACCAGGTGGGCGACATTGTGCGCGAGAACATGGCGGCCGGATCCAGGGCCGAGGATCTGGCCAAGCGCATCGAGCGCGTGGGCGAAGTCAATCAGTCGCGAGCTTTGACCATCGCCAGGACGGAAGTCAGCAAGGCCGGAACTGCCTTGACCTTGGCCCGCGCCCAGTCCGTCGGCTCGACGGGGTACATTTGGCGGACGACCAGGGACGGAGACACGCGCGAGAGCCACCGGGCCATGGAGGGCAAATTTGTGGAGTGGGACAATCCGCCCACGATCGACAGGATGACGGGCCACGCGGGAGAGTTCCCGAATTGTCGCTGCTACCCTGAGCCCGTTATCCCCAAAGAGACTGGAGGCGTTTACGCGTCGCCGATGCCCACGCAGGAAACGGAGATGGTGGCCGGGACCAAGTCCGCTCTGTCGCAATGGGAAAAGCAGTCCACAAGCCACGTCATCCCGCACGTGCCCGAGTCTCCCCTGGTCAATGTGGAGCGGGCCAAGTTCGACCGGCGCAAACTGGCGGCGTATTCCCTGGATCCGGAAGCTGCGGACCCGCGCGGCCGCGCCAAGGCGGTTCTGTTCAAGAAGCTGCTCGGGGCCGATCCGAGTCATGCGGACCTGATCGAGAGCCAGATCATGTCCTTGGCCCCTCACCTCCCGGCCAAGCGAGGGAAGGCCGATGAGCATGGGGAGCGCTTCGAAATAATGACGCCGGTTACAGGCCCCAACGGAACGACCGTTGACGTGCTCAGCGCCTGGATTTACGACAGGGACAAATCGGGCCGGAACATTTCGACCGTCCCGCGCCTGACAAGCTGCTACATTCCGAAGAAGAGGAGCACGACATGATCCGCGAAGGGGGCACAATTCGCCTGACCACGCCGCTGGACGTCGAAGACGTTTTTGACCACTCGGTCGTCCACCGCCTCCCGATTGGCACGACGGGCCGGGTAATCGACCTGCTTGGCGGCCGCGCCTATGAAACCGAGTTCCTGATCGGCGACGTTGACGGGGAGCACGCGTGGGCGTCCGGAGCGGTGAAATTCGACCAGTGTGAGTCCGCCTTGGAGCCCACGGCGTGAAAACGTCCATATTTGCCCTGAGAGGCGTCCGAGCCTCAGAACCGAACAACGCCCCGGTTTTTCCCGCCCGATCGATTCTACCCCGTTTACGGGCCGTTTACAGAGCGTCCTGCTAGGCTCGCTCGTTCTTACAATCACACCTCCCTCACGCTGAATTCATTCCGACTGACCCCAAGAGGCCGGCGCGCATAGCGTTGGCCTCATGCGTTACCATACTACCAGCGCCCTTTCCGAGAACATCCGGATCACGCCAGAAGGCTATCTTCTGTGCCTGGACGTGCCCATCGCCCGGACTGGGGTCATGCACTACCTGCCTGAAGAGCTCCCGGAAGAGATTGCCGCGCATGCGACCGAAGAAACGGTGCTGGTGTATCGGCTGCCCGAAGACGTCTTTGCCCCCGAGACCGTAGCGTCGTTCGAGGGCAAGCCCGTGACCGTCGGCCACCCCGAAGGCTTTGTGACTCCCGACAACTGGAAAGAGCTGACCTGTGGCCATGCTCAGAATGTCCGGCGTGGGGAGGGAGAGGCCTCGGATCTGCTGCTCGCGGATCTGCTGATCACGGACCAGGAGGGTATTATCCTGATCGCGCCCAAGCAAGGCGGGAAGCCAGAAGACAAGCCCTTGCGGGAAGTGTCGTGTGGCTATGACGCCGAATACGAAGAGATGGCGCCGGGCGTTGGGCGGCAGTTCGCCATTGTTGGCAATCATATCGCGCTGGTGCCGCACGGACGGTGCGGTAGCCGCTGCGCAATTCAAGACAAGGAGTCTCACATGCCGAAGAAAAAGAAGTCGGGCTTCCTGGACCGCCTGTTCAAGAATCCCAAGGTGAAGGCCGCTTTCGACGAAGCAGCCGAAGAGGTGGCCAAGGACGAAGAAGAGGCCTCCGAAGAGCAACAGCAGACCGCCACGGACAGCGATGAGAAGCTGGACGAAATCCTGGTTCTGTTGCGCACCCTGGTGGAACGTATCCCGCCCAAGAACGAGGATGAAGATCCCGAGACTGGCGAGGACGAAGACCCCCAGGGCGACGAAGAAGCCGGGGACGAAGATCCTTCCGCCGACGAAGACGACCCGGCCAAGGCCAAGGACAGCGCCGCGAAGCGCAAGACCGCAGACGCCGCCATTGTGCGCCGCGCTGGTCTGCTGGCTCCGGGCCTGCGCTTCAACACGAACGATTCGGCCTGCACGGTCAAGCGCATGTCCTTGCGCAGCGCCATGAAGGACGAAGCTGTCGCCAGGGTCGTGGACGGGTGCCTGCGAGGAACCGCCGTCGGGAAGGCTGACTGCCTGACCCTCGACGCCGCATTCATGGCCGCGTCCGAGGTTGTCGCCGCCCGCAATAACGCCCGCACTGCGGACGCTCTTGCCGGTAAGCGCAAGACTGAAGACGCCAAAAAGGCCGTCACCCCGGCGGACATCAACGCCCTTAACCGCAAATTCCGTGATTCCCTGTCCGGGAAATAGGAGGCCACATGCCTGTATTTACTGAACGTATGCCTGCCGGATTCC